TGCTAGGCGTAGGTATCTTGCGATATTTTTGTATCAGTGTGGCCAGTGTCATGCCGTCACCTTGTCAAGTAATCCAAGCACCTCAAACACGCGCACAATGTCCAAGATATTGCGAGCACCAATGTTCCATTCGGTGATGTTATGTACTGGTGTGCCGCCGCCATCGTTGTAGTTGGGGCCGTCTTTCCAATTGTAGATAGTGGCCACCGTGCCATCTTCCCAGCGAAGGTCCCACTCGGCGTCAACTTTGTATTCGTCACCCTTATTAGGTGGACCCAGTTTGTCTACCAATGTTTGGTACAACACGCCGCGTAGCGTGCCCTGATGGGCACACCCGTTTGTGTTGATGTCGTATTCGTTGTGTGTATGGAAGTCCATTACGCGGTCCTAAAAAGTAATTCTTCAATTGTTTCAAAAGCGGCTTGGGCCAATTTGAATTGGCTGTAGCGGCTTTCTTTGTCGCAAAAATTCCAGACGTTATCTTCGTATAGGTCCCAAGACCCATCTTCCAATTCGTACCAAATTTCCCAAGAGCCAACCTCGCCAGTGAGGTAGCCCTTGACACCCTGTGTAAATTTTCTGAGTTCAAGGTTCATGGCTGTGACTCCTTAGTTGCTGAGAGGGGTTGTAGATGCAGAGAAACCTGCTGGGACCACTTTGCTGTGGGACTTGATCAAGTCTTCGCTTGGGTTGAATGTCTTGGCCACTGATGCCCAAGAGGTAGAGAGTTTCTCTTTTACTGCTGTGACTTTGGTCACGTACAAAGTACCTGAGTAAGTGCCTGCGCCTAACAGTTTGACCTGTGCCTTGAGGTTTTCGGCCTGCTCGGTCAGTTGATCGATTTGGTCTTGGATCAAGCCAAGTTGGTCAACGATTTGGAGTGCTGTGTCTGTAGTCATAATTCGCTTTCAATTCAATGTTGGTTTGTGGATTGTAGTTTAACCTACACGTATACAACGCGACTCGGTTGCATTACGTTGACAAATATTTTCATGTTAAAACCCTAGGAGAAGAAAGTTCTAATAATTCTTTTGTGTCTTGCAGTAGGTCCGCTTCGTCGTAACCGTAGTGCTTGGCAAAGCCTTTGGTGCCAAGGCCATGCAGGCCCGTATTGCCCCTGTGGTGCTCTGGGCATAGGGGTATGACGTCCATGTTGCTTGCGCGCTGTCCCATGCCCGTTCCGCGCCTTGGGTGGTGCAGTTCGGCTGGAGTGCCAGCGTAGCCCATACGACGGCACACTCCACACCCCAGTTCAGCCACTGCACTTAAATATTTCCTTTCGGCCTTACTCGTCACCGCTAATCATCAGTATTGCGACGCCAACAATTACAACGACAGCACCGCCCAAACACATAAACAAAACCGCCCATGCAACAGTTTCAAGCATTGTTTTTCTCCTTGAGGTATTTCTCGGCCCAACGAGCACCTTCCATGAAGTCGAAATTGTTTTCTTGACCCGCAGGTATGTCGCCCCAGTTCAATGGCACCCAACCACGTTTGTAATCTTGTATATCGTCATCATCATCACGGTTTTTATTGATTGCTCGAATCATTTCTTGCTTAACGCGTGACTCGCGTTCAACACGATTAAATTCTTCGTCTTCAGCAGTCAGTGGTCTGTATGGTGCACTGATGCCAATTGGTTTGCGTTCTAGTGTCATTGGGTAGCCCTTCCTTCAGCGCGTGCTGATGATTCCAAACTTCTCCACACTTCAATCTTAGCCTCTGCCGCAGACATTTGTATGCGCAATGTTTCGTAGTCTGCCACAGCATCTCGCAACTCGGCAAGATGCGTTTTGTAATCCTCATGCGAGTAAGCATATGTTTCTTTTGCCGACTCTGTTTTTTCTGATGATGAAGCCATCAACATTGCTTTAACCGTCTTGCGTTTTTCTTGCATGAAAATCATGTAACCTTTTTTTTGGCCAAACTCATGCGCTTTGTCGCGCATAAAGTCCAATGCTTTAAATGGTGATATATCTTGTGCTTCGCTCATCTTTGACCCCTGCCGTAGTTGTTCCAATATTCTTTGTCAAGCACAACATCTTTGACGCTATGAACCGAAACCAATGTTAGGTCACGGTCCAAAACTAATCCATCTCTGCAATAAATAGTTGCTGGGACCATGTGTATTCCTCGCAAAAAATCTATGCCTTCTTTTGTTGCTTTGTACAAGCCCGATCTTTTTCCACCAGACTGAACTAATCCAAACCATTTCAAACGCAACGCAAGCACACCTGCGTCACCCACAATTTGGTTTTTCATTCCACTAGATATTTTTACAAAGTCATCTTCTTTTGCTATTAGTTCAAGCAGTGAAACTTTAGCCCGACACATTACGTGTGGATTTAACTTGCGTATTTTTTGTTTGCAACATTCACACCATTTGCCAGAGTCGTCATCATCATCTTCGCTATCTTCAAACATGTCGTATTGATTCATAAATTCGCTCCTTATTCCCTGGTTGGTTTTTTACCTCTAGGTTTGTTTACCTGTTGGTTAGACAATGGTAACACATAATTTTGACGTTCTTTCATCATGGCGTCAGCCACCCTGTATGCAATACCTGCAACGTGCTCGTTGCTGTATTCGCCAACAATTTCTGCTGTCAGCAAACCCTGCACAACAAACATAGCAAACAGGTCTATAAGTTGTGGTTCGTCTTTCACTGTATGCCCTCTATGGTTATCTTTACCATACCGCCAACTTCGTTAGCCCAATAGATGCGCAGGTCTTCTATAAGTGCATCGTCTTGCATCACACCAGCGTGGACCATGCCATCAAGTACAGCCTTTAGCAAGTTGTCTAGGTCCCTGCGACGGCGGTCTGGTCTGAATGCTTGTATTTCTACCTTACATGCGTAATCAATGTGTTTTGCCGCACGTTGTATTAGCACTTGGTCTGCTACCGCGTTGCGATACTCTCTGCCTTTTGCACTAAGCAATACTCTGCCGTTGTAGTTGCGCCAATATGTATTCATTGTTGGCGGCCATGGAAGTGTCAATTCAATCATTGAATTCTTCCGCGCAATGCTTCAACCATTGACTTTTGTACATCCATTAATTGATCACGCTGTTTGCATACTTGTTCATACATTGTGTACAAAGTTTCAATGCCTTGTTGCAATCTTTCCAGTTCATCTGCCGCTTGCAAAAAAACTTCTTTTTCGTTGTATTCATGGTTGATACGTAAATCTTCTATTAATGCTTTTAATCTGGTGTTTACAAATTCATCTTGTGTCATGCTTGTCCCCTTGCTCTGATTTCGTCAGCGATTATTTCTGAGTAGTTACGCTCAAGCCCTTCAACGTATTTGTCAGCCACTTTTGCACACGCCTCACGCTCACGCTCTGCTACCAGTTTGGCAAAGTCTTGAAGGTCAATGTCATCTAGCCACCAATCTTCGTTGATTGATTTAGCCATCTCAATGATTTCATCTTGTGTCATGCTATTGCCATTTCTGAGTTGGTATGCGGTCCATGATGGCTACCGCCGCATTGTTTAACGCAGTGCAAACCTCGCCTTCGTCTTCAGCAGACGCAAGTTCTTTTACCAATTCATGGCATGCCTTGCGTTCAATCATCACAGCATGCCGCGCAGTCTCCACAGCAAATGCCATGATTTCTGTTTTGGCTTGTTCTAATGCAGTGTCAAATTCTTTTTGTGTGAACAGTTGCGCGCCTGTTCCTTGCCCGATTAAAAATGCTTTTTGGAAATCGCTCATTTCTTTTTCAGCCATTGCTTTTCTCCTTTTGTTTAGCAATAAATTCTTTCATTGGTGTTTTTTTTAATTCGTCGTAAATTTGCAAAAGAACAAGTGCTTGTGCTGGCGGTAGATTTAATTCGTCACAAGCAAATCCAACCCCCATTTCAAACCCTTTGTTCCATGCATGGTCATACGTTCTTTTGTCCATCATTTTTTTCCTTATACATACGTTTAATTAAATCATCGAGTGCTGGCTGGCCACGTCTTCTGGCTATGTCATCTTTTACTTTGGCCCACCACAATTGCGCGGCTTCTAACCCTACCTCGCCAATCTTCGTCGCACGCCTGCGCATCCACTCCCTCGCTTCGCACTGGTACATATGCTCCAGCATCTCCTGTGAGTATGAGTAATTCTGTGATTTCGGCCTTTCCAATGGCACGTAAATCCCCACTGCGGATTTTTTGGAGTTTTTGGTTTGCTTCATATTTCGTCATACCACTGTTCCTTTTTTGGTGGTTCCATTAATTTGTCACGGGCCAGTCTTGACCAATCTTTTGGGTCAGTATCTGCATGTTGGCGGCAGAAATATTGACCGTTGATGTGGACCACCCACCTGTTCTGGCACTGGTAGACACCACAGTCAAGTTTTGGTTCAGGCTTTTTTCTGGACATTTACTTCCTTTGCGGCCTTAGACAAAGCCGCCATCTTTGCCCTTATTTCAGGGCTTGGAGCCGCTGAATTGGCAAATACGTCATCTATGTACTGCTTAGTCTTTTCAACGCTGTGGTGGATGGCTATAGGGGTTGCGGCCACGGTGCTTCCCTTCTGGCTTCGGACCCAATTACGCCATGTGGCCTGCCAATCAAGTTTGACGCCACCAGCCCCTGCCTTCGCAATCCAGAAATCGCGGAATGACTCGGCCGTTTTGTGGATGTTCAAGTCAGGTCTTTCAGACTGCGCCCATGTTTCCCATTCTTTTGGCAACATCCAGTCTGGTGAAAGGCGTGAGCCTTTTGTTGGCTTGCCAACTACTGGTTCTTTGGTTAATGGTTTATGGTTAGGTGGCGGTTCGTCTACGGTTGGTGCACGGTTCGTGCTATTTCCTTTACGCTTCGCCTCACGTTCTATAGCGATTCGTTTGTTTGTCTCTGCATTGGCATGGTAGTTTGCTAGTTCATCTTGGATGCGTTCTTGGATGTATTGGCCTTCGTTATCCAATGTAAAGAACCTGCCCAAGACAAACGTCACCGCCTCAATTTCAGCCTGAGATGATGCCCAAGTCCATTCAAGCGCTTGGTCCATTGTTGGGAATGCTTCACGGTCATAGCACGCATCGAGCAATAAGTTATACGCTCCGTGCTGAAGCATTGTTAGACGGCCAGCCTTCTTCGCATAGTCGCCAAGATTTCGTTTGTAGTAGTGCATCGCTTTTCCTTCGCTGTGGTTGTTTAACGGTATGTTACACCAATTTTCCAAAGATGTCTGGGCGCAGTTCTTTTCTGGTTACTTTGCCTTTTGTTGCTCGCTCAATGTCCACAGACAACTCTGCGGATGGGATGCGGTGGCCATTGATGACCAGCGCCAACCAAGTCTTGCTAACGTTAACTGCTTTGGCTAGTTTGGTCTTAGAACCTCTTGGAAGGTGTTGGAAGTATTCGTTGAGTGTCATTAGGTTCCTTTGAATTGTTTTACCCCATGATACACCATTTGAAAAAAGTAGTGTATGATGGCGTTACACAACAAAAATTGTGTGTTAGCGAAACCTTTTAACTTGGAGAAAAACATGGCATTAATAGCGAAATCTAGCGGTGGTGGCGGGGGTTCTTTTACCCCTGTACCAGAAGGTATGTATTTAGGTCGGTGCTACCGCATCATCGACATGGGAACTCAGACTGGCTCCTATCAAGGCAAGCCAACTGTCAACTACAAAGTGATGGTGCAATTTGAGGTGCATGGTGATGATGCAGAGGGCAACAAACTTGTTACACCCAAGGGCGAGCCAATGAGCATCAGTAAGAACTACACGTTGTCGTTGAATGAAAAAGCAACACTGCGCAAAGACTTACAAACATGGCGCGGTCAACCATTCACCATTGAAGAATTAAATGGCTTTCAACTCAAAAATGTTTTAGGTGCTTGGGCGCTTTTAAACATTGCAAAAGGCGAAGGTGGAGATGGCAATCAATACACAAATATTGTTGCAATTAACCCTGTGCCAAGAATGTTGAAAGACACTATTCCTAAAGGCCATAACCCATTGGTGTGGTTTGACTTAGACAATCCAGACATGGAATTGTTTGAGACATTTGGCAACAAACTGCGCGAAAAAATTAAATCTTCACCAGAGTGGAAGGCGCAGAACGACGGCGGAAATATAACGCCCAAAAAATCTTTTAATCAACCCCGTAACAAAATTGAGGAGATGGATGATGACATCCCTTTTTGACCTAACAACAACGCAACAAAAAATACTTACGCAAAACATAGCATTCTTTAAAGGATTAAATTTGCCGTTTGCTATTCTTTTTCCAGACGGTGAAGTTATAGGTGATTTAAAAATTGCCGAACTAGAACCAAAAAAACCAAAAAAACGAAAACATAAATATGAATTTGGATCAGTGCGAAAGCATTTACGCACCGTCATGCTTGATTTACCAATATCAAAAACTGTTTTTTTACCTGTAAATGAATTTGATTTAGATACTTTGCAAAGTGGTGCCGCTAGTTGGGGACACAAAAAATACGGTAGTGGCTGTATTTTTACTTCTCAAAATAAAGAAACACAACAACTTGAAATTACAAGGAAATTTTAAAATGAAAATTAATTTAACGGTTGAAACAGATGAATTTTTGTTTATCAAATATGCATTACAGCAACAAACAGAACAACTTGTTCGGTATATGGAAACAATGTATCAAGTTGCCGAGCATTTAGATAATACGCAAAACATTCAAAAAGAATCAAATTTTGAAGATGCTTATAAAAATTTCAAAGCAGAAGCCGAAGCCCTTGGACCAGAGACTGTAGTCAAAGCAACAAAGCGCCGTGGCCGCCCGCCAGCAAAGAAACGTGGCCGCCCTGCAAAGGCTAAAGCATGAAAGATATACAAGCATTTCCACTTCAAGCAACAGAAGACTACACAGGGCAAGTCGGCATGACCTTGCGTGATTACTTCGCGGCGCATGCTATGCAAGCACTAATTCAATTTGAAGACAAATCATTGCCTTATGAATCTAGAAACACAAAAGATTTCGATGACCGAGTTTCTTATCAGGCATACCGATACGCAGACGCAATGATGAAAGTGAGGGAAGTATGACATTAGAAGCCAAGGAAACCCGCAATACTGAGGCTGGCCATTGGTATACCCGCTCTGGTGAGCCTATGTACACCGTGCAGGCCGCCAATGGCTTGCAACGCAACACAACCCTACGTGACGCCCGCAAACTGGATTTGGTGCCATCGGTTACCACAATCTTGAATGTGGCCGCCAAGCCTGCCCTAACCACGTGGCTACAGCAACAAGTCTTGCTCGCCGCGTTGACCCTTCCCCGCCGCCCAGACGAACCTGAAAAAACTTATCTTGATCGAATAATCAACGATTCAAAAGAGCAGGGCCGATCTGCGGCGGATGCGGGAACTGACATTCATGCGGCCATCCAAAACTTCTATGAGACTGGTAGCGACGCTCGGCATGGCCTGCACATCAAAGCAGTACACCAAGCCCTGTCTGACTATTTCCAGCGGCGTGAATGGAAGTGTGAGGATTCGTTCTGTCACCCTCTGGGCTTTGGTGGCAAGGTAGACCTTTGGACCCCTGCTGGCATAGTTGTAGACATCAAAACAAAGGAGTTTTACGATCCTAGCAAGGTTGTTGGATACGACGAACATTTGATGCAGTTGGCCGCCTACCGCATGGGTTTAAAAATGCCTGCCGCGCGCTGTGCAAACATCTTTGTTAGCCGTACAAAGGCAGGGCTAGTGAAGATCGTGGAGTGGTCCGAAGATGACCTAAAGCGCGGTTGGCTGATGTTTCAAAGCCTGTTTAATTTCTGGCAACTCAAAAACAAAGTTGGAGAAAAAGATGCCAATTCTTAAAGAAGAACACTACAAAACCTTGTATCTTGAAAGCGGCTGGCAAAGGCCAAATGCTGTGCTTGCGTTTGACGTTGATTACGTTCAGTATGGCCAGTCAGTCGAAAAAACGGTCCTGCAAACCTGTGTCAACTTTGTTCGTTCATTGAACCCAGAGGTTGCCAGCCAAATGGTCATCTGGGCCAATGCGGACCCTAACGTTAGGGCTTATGACGGTGACCAAATCAAGCCTGAAGAACACGTCATTATTGTTAACACGCAATAAAAAAGCCCCCCGAAGAGGGCAAGGGAGAGTGGCAACTGCTCCTAAATATGGTAGCGCCCTGACGCGTCTTGGGCCAGCGTGGTGGTATTACTCCTACTCGGCTGGTTATAGATTGAAGAGAGCGCTCCTTTGGCCTGCGGTTGCGCCTTTTGCTGGGCCGCAGGCGTTCTATCGGATAAGGCGTCCATTATTTCTAGGGCTAATCCGCCGCCGATTCCGACGGCTTTTAAGGCGGCTGTTATTGGTGTTCCTGCTGGGAACATTGACATTGCTTGTAGAACAGCACTAGCGCCCATTTTGACCGCCCTGCCTGTCTCGCCCGCGTTATAGGCATTCACAGCCTCAGTAACTGCGTAGCCAAGCCCTACCCCACCTGCCATTTGTAAGCCCTTGCCAAGCGCGGAGCCGCCAAGCGCTGTAATTGTTTTGCCAAATGGTCCAAGGTTACCCCTGTTAACTTCTTTGTTAACAATCTGTGCCGCCTCTACGTTGCCAGCGCGCTTAGATAGGTCTTCAATGGATTTTGTTTGGGTCCTGCTTGCATTGGTTGCTTGAGTCCTATGCATAGCCTCTGCCGCCGCCGCTTCTGCTTTAGCCGCGTTAGCCTGTTCGCGCAAAGCATTGACTCTGTCTTCTGCTTGTTTGATAGCGTCCGCTACATTGGTTCTTTTTTCTGCCGCTATGTTTTGTGGCAATACAAGTTGGTCTGGCCCTGCTGGACCTAATTGCATGCCACCCAAACCCATGGCCTTTTGTTTAGCCATAGCGTCTTGATTGCGCTCAATGATGTTCCAAGCGCTGTTGTCTTTATATTTGGAATAGTCTTGCGCTTTTTTAATTTGAGTGTATGGAATTTCTGGGGCCATATTGCCAGACACACCAGCGGTATATTTGGCCGCGCCACGCAATTCTTCTGGCAACATTTCTTGATGTTGTTGCATTGCTTGTGCTAACTGCGCCTCTAACTTTGCCGCATTGCCTTGCTTGGTTAAAAAATCAGATTCAAGCGCTGAAGTAGAGCCAGCCTGTTGTTGGGCTAAATTTGCCGCCGCTTTGCGAAATGCTGTTTGCTCTGCCTCTGCTTGGGTCAAAGCCTGTTTGGCATTTAATTGACGTGTCTCGCGGTCCGCTATGGTTTTTTTATCCATGTACGGCGTAACTACTCCAGCGGCCAAACCCATCCCCATGGCTGGAAGTGGTGATATTTCACCCTCTTGATTGCGTAACGCATCTGGCACGCTGGACAACAATTCCTTGCCTTCAGCCGCTGGTGTTGATGGTGTTACCGCAGGTTTAAACAAATGCTCGCCAAAAGGGTTTGGACCTATATCGTCTTTGCCCTCTTTCTTTTCTGTTTTTTTACCAGCAAGAAAAGGGAAAAATTTGGCCAAGTCTTCGTCAGTGATTTCATCTTTTTTAGATTTGTCAGTCATGGTTTTTCCCCTTACTTCAGCAACTTTTTGAAAATAACTACGCGTTTCTGCTGGTAAATATTTTTCGTCATAATTGTTTTTAACGTAATTTTCTGCGTAGTGTGGGCTTGCGTTATATGCGGCCAAAGCGGCATTTTCATGGCCACCAAAACGGTCCAAATTTTCTTTAAGCAAACGCACACCAGCCTGTACATTTTTTTCTGGTATATACAACTCATGTGACTTCATGCCCAAGCCATGCGCATTGGTTCCCATAACTTGCATAGGACCAATTGCACGTCCATACTTGGTTTCTGGACCAAGTGCGTTATGTCTAAACTTGCTTTCTGTCCAACCAACTGCCTGCGCTAACTCAGGGTCTACACCTTGCTCGTTAGCATATTGAACGATTAGATTTCTAATTCGTTCTTGGTCTGTGGACAGTTTTCCAAAATCCATTATTCAGTTCCAAACGCATGCTTCTCTAGACGGCGCAAACCTTCATCGTAAGTAGCAACTGCTTTACGATATTTTGGATCGCTGTATTTAAAGTCTCTGTAAGAACCATTTGGATTGCGTTCTTTGTATTCGCCATACAAACGATCTGACGCTTCATCAAGTGATGCGCGAGCCATAACCATTTGTGCTTTCAACGCAACAATTAATGGGCTTGCAGAAATTTGTGGCCCAACTCTTTGAATAAGTTTACGTTCATTGTCAGACACTTGACCTTGGCCACGCAAGCCTTGCGAATATGCAACCTCAAGCGTTGCAAGTTGACTTGCCGCATAGGTCTGCGCGTTAAGCACAGTTTGTTTTCTTGCGGCGTATTGTTGCGGTGTTTCGCCTTGTTGTTTTGGAATGTTGCGTCCAAGCATAACGGCAATTTTTTCTTGATCGATAGCATCGCCAATCTTCAAGCCTTTTGTAATGGTTCCAATAATGCTTGTAAGGTCTGTAGAAGAAAACTGGCCAAACGCGGCAGAAGTTTTTGGATCGTTTGCAAGATTAAATACAGACTCACCAATGTTGCGCATAGTGTTTGCGGTTTTAGCAGAGGCGGCAAGGTCTTGCTCAGACTGCTTGTTAACTGATTCGCTTGTAAGAATTTTTTGTTCTTTACCAAATTTGTCAACAGCAACGTCAGCCTTCATTCCTTCTTTTTTCTTCTCGCGTTCAAACTCGCTTTGAATTCCATTAGACGCGTAGAACCGTTTTAATAACATTTCTTTTTCATTCTGTGGCAAATTGCGTTTATCAGATATTTCTGACAAATATTTGTAATCGTCATAAACGCTAGACATAACTTTTTGCGGGCCATCTACATATGCAAACTGAGCCTCTACTGGCTTGTCAAATTTCAAGTCGTACTTGCCAGTCCATTTGTTGTAGACGCCTTCAGTGGTTGTAATCAATCCTTTGAGGTATTCATCAGACTCTGCTTTTAATTGTTTGCCATATTCAGGCGCAATGCGTCCAAACAAAACCAAATCGCTGTAACTGACAGGGCGTATTTGATTGCCTTGCGGCAAATCTTGTTGATCTGTTTGCGATAGTGATACGTAGTTAGTTGCTTTGCTTGGTGGAACGATTGGACCAGATGTTGTATTGCCTTGTTCATTTGGGCGCGCGCTTTGGCCAGCATACCTGTCAAACAATTGTTGGCCGCGATCTATTACTGGTTGCGCTTGCTTTGCTTCTGGTTTGTAATTAGCATAGGCTGGGCCTAATGCAGATGCTGGCAACATTCCTTTTTTAACCAAGTCCGCAATCATTATTTCTTGATTGGCTTCTTTTTCAAGCATTTCTTTTTGCTTGGTAAATAAGTCAAGTTTGCTTTTTTCTGTTTCTATGTTTCTAGCAATTTCTGACTCTTGCGCTTCGCCATAGCCACCAGCCATGTTGCCTAAAGCCTCAAGAAAATGCCCTGTTTTAGTTGGGCGCGTTGATTCCTGCAAAAGACGTAAAGCCTTTGGATCAAACTGTGGTTGCGTGCGCTTTTCTAACGCAGACTGCAACTTCATAATTTGATCATTAAGCAGTTGCCTGCCTTGGCGAGTTTTTTCTAACGTTGCCGCTATCGGATCAGGCGGTGCTTGTGGTGTTTCTGGCGCATTGTTTTGCGGCTCTTGGGCTTGCATTGCCGCCGCTTGTTGAAGACCGCCTGCTGGTTGTGCTGATGTTTCCATTTAGATCACCAAGTTTCCATGCATGTCGTAATAGTTCCCATTGTCATCAACATGGGTTGCCCCTTCTGGGTGCTGTGAAATGCTTCCGCCGCTGGCTACTTTGGGCGGAGTTACGGTGTTTGTCATGTTGCTGTAGTTGCCACTTTGTGCCGCGTTGATTAAAGCGGCAAGCGATGTAACTTGTTGCATTGGACTCATACCGTACTGGCCTTGGGTCCCGGGTCCCGTCTTAGCCTCAACTTTACCAGTTGGAATCTGCGGCGTGCCAAACAACTTGGCATATTGCTGTGCAATGTCCATTGGGTTATTAAGTTGCGCTTGCGTTTGCGCTTGTTGTTGCTTACCCAATGTGTTTAATTGATTCAAACCAGACTGTGCAATTGCATTTTGCGTTTGCGCAGTAGTGTCTAGCGCTTGGCCAGCAGTGACGCCACGGGACAAATCATTGCCAGAGGTAGTCATTGCATTTTGATAGCCAGTGTTTAGTGCGCCGTACTGTTTGCCTAGAAGGTCAGCCTGAATATCACGCAAGGTGCGGCTAATCATGTTTTGTTGCTGTAAACCACCGTAGTTTCCAGTGCTTACGCCCGCCGCTTCCAGTGCTGGCAAGATGCTTTCTTGAATGTTTCGGTTAGTCAACCGCGACATTTCGTCCACTACGTTTGATTGGTAGGGGTTCATGTAATTGCTAATGTTGTCAACCGATGTAGCGTGGCCAGCCTGATTGATTAAGTCAGCGGCTTGCCCTGTGGTGCCAGAGCCAGCAAAACCCGTTGTGGGGGCCAAGTTCATGGCTTGCTGGGTAAGGCCACCCAAGCCTGCTACGCCGCCTTGCTGGACCGCATTCTGGCCCATGTTGGCTACGTTTTGCAAATAATCGGTGTAAAACTGTGGCGCAGTATTTTGCGATTCAGTTGTAGTGGTTGTATCGGGTAGTGGTGCCCCTTGGAATAGATCAGCCATTATTTGAGTCCTTTCATATATGCCAAAGGAGATTTTGTTTTTGGCGGTATTTTGTTGAGCGGGGCAGAACGTTTGTGCTCGCGGACTGCTTGGCGAAAATTATCAAGATACTGTGCGCCAGCCTTATTAGACCCGTTACCAAGCATAGACACAAGTTCAGCGTCAATCACGTACTCGCCGTCGGCCAGCATTGCAGGAATGTCGTCCGACTGCCCGTCGCCCGGGCCATTTACAGCCGCGCCAGCACGGTAGTCGTGGCGTCCCTCTTTCATAGGTACTCCAAGGGGGCCTTGAGGGTGCATAGAGCCACCATTGCGCACCGCTTGGGTTTCTGGATTAGGCGAAGTTGCCAATTGGCGTATACCCAATACTTCCATGGGGTCTACAGGTTTGCCATAAGAGTAGTGGTTTGATGCCGCCACCATGCCACCTGACGCTAACCCACCTTGAGTTTGGGTTTGTTGGTACGCGGTTGGGAATCCAGCCACACCTAAGTTGGTATTGAGTTGTGTTGCCTGTTCTGGGCTGTAGTAAGGGTTTTGGTTGCCACTGGCTACCACGCGCGCTGGACCCATTCCAAAATCGGTTGTATGGGGCTTGATAGCCAGCGCTGACATGTCTGGCTTGTAGTTGTTACCACCACCACCCGTGGCTTTAGAAAGCAGTTGCATAACAAGCGCGGCTACAGCGCCACCAGCAAGCGGGTTGCTTTTAATCATATCGCCTGCACTGCTCAAACCGCCTTTGACAGTGTTAAGAATATTGGACCCAGTGGATGATCCAGATGGATATACGCCAGTTGTGTTGACTCCAACTGTGCTTGTTGTGCCATCTGGGTTATAAACCGTTGCCGTTGATGGGTCATACGTTCCTGTAGAGCCATCTGCATTTTCTGCTTGATCTACCTCGTATTGGCCAGATGCTTCGTTATAAACATAAGTCAATCCATCAGTGCCCTGTAATGGCGGATAGTCTGGATTACCTTTTACTGGTGGCAAATTTTCGGCAGATGGCTCAGTGTTTACTTCAGGGGGAGGATCAACATAATCTGTTATGTTTGCAGGATTGGTTGGATCATCAACAGAATCGCCTTGGGCATAACGTGGCAGGCCGCCGTTTTTTAGCATCATAAGTCCTCCTTTGGCCACTTCTGGCACATCGTCTGTTGTGTCTGGGGGTGTGTAATCTGTAGAGTTGTCAACAGACTCAATTAAATAGTATTGTCCATCAATCACTTGATAAACATTGCCCGCATCATCTTGAACAATTTCTGGTTCTGGCGCAGGCGCAGGTTCTGGGGTTGTGACCGAATTTAGCCCGCCAGTTGTAGTTTCTGCTGGCGCATCTGATGTTGTTGGAGCGCTTGGTGCAGAACTAATTAAAAAATACTGACCGTCGGCAGTTACGCCATAAGTATTACCTTGCTCATCACCCATGTAATCTACAAATCCATGGTCATCTGGTTGTGTATTGGCTGGGGTTGGCGTAACGTCTTTTGGAACAAGTTGCTCATTTGGCGCAAGGCTTTCTTTCACTGGGACCGTACTAGGAGTGGTGCTAGGAGTAGTTGAAGCCTGATTCAGCCCGCCAGTTGGTTGTGTTGCAGGCGGTGTAATTCCTACCCAAACTGGGTCATTGTTTTCATTAAGTTCAAAACCAGCGTTTAAATTGCCTTCATCATCGTATGGCGTTTCGCCATTAGGACCCTGTGGATATTCATAAACAGGCGCAGTTGGGACGGTTGGGGTTGTTGGAATTGTTGGGGCCGTGGGTACAACTGGTTTGGTTGGCGTAACTGGTATTGTTGGGGTTGTAGGTTTTGTAGGTGTAGTAGGTTTATTTATTGCATCTTTTATGGCGTTTACTGCCAAGGCTCCACCACCCAAAACTGCGGCAATTTTTGCGGCGTCTATCAAAGGGCTAGACGTTGGGGCAGATGTTTTCTTTGCCGCGTTTATAGGTGTTGCGTTACCAGTGCCAACACTGGTAATAGACGTAGGCGCACTAGACAAACCACTTGTAACTACTGGGTTTGGCAGGCTTTGCGTCAGCATGTCTAAGTAATCGCCACCAGCGCGTGGTCCTGCAATTGAATTTAGATTAGGTGTTTTGTAATTTGCCATATTAGACTTTTGCAAACGGGCTTGCAACTTTTTTCAATGTTCCAACTGGTGCGGTAGGCGTTGTGCTAATTGTAGGTTTAGCAGTGGCAAATGGACTAGTCACAGACGTTAAAGCCCCAGTTGGTTTAGTAACAGAAATTGGGTTGGTAACTGGTTGCTGAACGGTTGCCGCTACAGTAGGTTTTGATATTGTTGTAAGTGTGCCAGTTGGTTTAGAAACAAGAGTTGGCGTTACAGGCTTGCGTGTCATTGCCGCTTTGACTCCTGTGCCTACTGCGCCAGCAATAGTTGCCTTAATTGGATTGCTTAAACCGCTAGGGGTTGGGGCTGGCGTAGGCGTTTCTGCCGCAGTTGGCAATGGGGCTTCTGGGTTTGGCGCTGGCGTTGATGGCAACATTTCTGTGTCATGCACTTGTTCAGGTGGCGCAGGAGGTATCGCAACGGGTTGCGCAACGGGTTGCGTAACTGTTGCCAAAGGTGATGGAGTTGGCTCTGGCGCGGGCGGCGCAGGTTGCACAACCTTTGCGGCCTCTGCTTCTTGGGCTTGTTTGGCGGCCAACGCTTCTTGTTGTGCCTTAACTTGTGCAAGTGATTCTGCGGCGGCTTGCTGTTTAGCCTGTTCAGCGGCGGCGGCTTCAGCCTGTTGTTTAGCCAGTGCATCAGCCTGCGCCTTGGCTTGCGCCTCTGCCTGCGCTTTCGCCTCCGCTTCCGCTTGTGCTTTTGCTTGGGCTTCAGCCTGTGCTTTGGCGTCAGCCGCTTGTTGGGCGGCTACTTGTTCTGCATGAGCTTTGGCGTCAGCGGCGGCTTGTGCATCTGCGGCGGCCTTTGCTTCTGCGGCGGCTTTTGCTTGGGCCACTTGGTCTTCAGCATATAGGCGTTTATATTCTTCTACCGTTTTGTCACCAATTGGTTGAATTTCAGAAATTCCAACAACGTTGACCGCTTTGTCATAGTTTGCAATTTGTTTACCTAGTTCCTGTGCGGCGGCATCTTTGTTGGCGGCAATTAAGGCTAGTTGATCGTATGCGTCTTGCGCCTTTTGCGCATACATACGCTCATACATTTCATTATTTGCAATTTTGTTTGTGTAACTAGTTATACCAAGTTTGTCTTGCAATGCCTGTGATTTAGTTTGAACATAATCAATTCCATTTTTTGCATTTTGTGCATCCTCTGCATATTTTGTAAGAGACTGCAATTTTGTTCCATTTGCGTCATCACCATTAGCGGCAATGTCTGCCGTGACACTGTTGTACTTGTCAATTGCTGTTGTTAAATTATTGTTGTATGCATTTACTTGGGTTCTGTAGCCATCTAATTCAGCAATATTGGCAGAACCAATCTGTGATTTGTAATCAGATAAATATTTGTTAAGCGCCGTTTTATCAACCGTTGCATCGCTTACAGATTTCATGTAAGAATTATTATTAGATTGAATTTGCGAATTTAATGATTTTATTGTTGCATCGTCTTTTATGTATTTGTTATATGCATCTTCAACACCTTTGGTGGAAGCAGTTACGGCAACGGCTGTTCCAACGGCAGTTCCAATGTCTTGCCCATTTAAAACAGCATTTGTGGCGGATGTAACTGCATTATTAAGAATCGCAGAATTAATTGATTTAGGATCAAAACCTTGCTTAATAAGTTCATCTTTTGTGTAAGCCGCAACCCCACCTACAACAGCGCCTTTAAGTATGGCGTCCATGTTGCCACCTTTTAATGCGGCAACTGCGGCAGTCGCAGACGAACTAGTAATGATTGCTTTTGCATTAGCAAGTTCTACGGCAGATAAATCAGATGGCAACAATGATGAACCAGTAGACCCAGCATAACTTCCAATTTCTCCACCAACTAATGCCGTAGCGTATGAAATTGCCATTTTTTCAATGCTTCCGCCATTCATTGCAGAAACAGCGGCTTGTGCAACTGGGAATGGAACCCCTACAGCATTTAGCGCAATGGTTTCAATCATTGGCAGTGGATTTTTTAAAATATTGTTTTTAATTGCGGCAATTGTTGAGCCTGCTTTAACAACACCATTTGATAAATTTTTAACAAACGCACTACCAGAATTTGATATATCTGTTGGCGCTTTAATAATGGCTTTAGCCAAATCAGATGTAAGAGATGTTGCTGTTTTGACAAGGCTTTCGCCAACCCCGCCAATAAGTTTTTCTGGCGCTGAAACTACTTGGCCAATAGCATTAGTAAAAGTAGATGTGTCTTTGGACAATCTACCTAAAGGGTTTGATATAAAACTACTAAACCAACCCATACTCAGCCCTCACTTCATAAGTCGGAAATCCTTGAGGGGTTTTGTACAAAACTTTGTCTGTTACTTTGCATCCTAATTGATTTAGCAATTGCTGAAATGCTCTACCTTGCACATTAAAAATCAATTCATGTATTTTTGCTTTGCTAAAAGCGTTTAATGCTTCTTTCAAATTTTTAGGAAATTGTTTTGTTGTGTCTGCGTCAATAATAGTAACGGCAACGTTTCCTTCTTCAATTATGTTGTACAAAAACAATGAATTGTTTATTCTCAACATTCGCCATTCATTTGTTTCAGTTAAAAGACCATGCACCATTGCATAAAAATCTTTCCAAGGTACGTCACCATCTTTTACAAAATCGCTATGTTCAAATATTTCTTGGGGAGTCATGCGTTTTGTCATGCGTTACCCCCAGCGTTCAATGCGCCAATAGCCGCGCTTACCCAGTCATACCAGTTTTCAAACAAGTCTGGATTGGGTACGGCAGAATTGGTAAACACGTCAATAGCCAGCATGCCCCTACCCCACGCCTGCCAATCAGTGTTGGAATTGGGTATTTCTAAAGCATTAGCGGCATAGTGCTCGCACATCAAGTCCGCCCAAGATTCAAACGTGTCGTGAACTCTTGGATCAAACAGCAGTACGGGCTGTGGTGCAGTTGTGAAAAAATTAGCCGTAGCCACGTACATCTCCTGTGTCTGCGTCTAAAAGAACTTTGCCTAATTCGTAGTTTCCACCAGCAACGTTTGATACAAAACGCAAACGCAATTCGCGGCGCTGTTCTTTCATGTCAATCTTGCCTGTGTTTTCATCAAACACATATGCGTCGGAAACCTTGTCTTCAATTTGTGCATACGGGCGGCCAGTAATGTACAAAGACATTTGTCCAGACATTACAAAGTCAGGTTCAACGCGCTCTAAACGCAACCATCTATTAATTCCAGTTAGTGTTGGCTCAGATGGTCCACCAGCAACTAAACCTAAATCACTAGTCTCAAAATAACTTTCAATGGCGTTGTAGGTTGTATTTGTAACCTGATCAACCCCAATTTCATTCTGCCAAACAGGGGCAAAATTCATTAAAGTGCTAACCGTATAGACAAACCCAGAACCAACAGGTAATGACGCTGTAACAGTATCACCAACTGCATAATTTTTGCCACGGTTGTTGATCGTCACAGATGTAACTATGCCGCCAGCCACAACAATTGTTGCAGTTGCGCCAGTTCCAGAACCAGTAACAGCAGTTAAAGTCTTGTATGAATATGTTCCATTGGTATATGAAGTGCCTGCGGTTGTAATTGTTCCAGTTGCAATTCCGCCGTTAATAGTTGTTTCCCAACTTGTAGATACAGGGTAGTGGAACACTTGCGAATAGTATCCAGCACAACGTCTTGAGCCAATGGCTTGGCCAGCGTCATACCAACAGTTTTCGCGGATGTTATAAATTACCGCATCGGTACATTCTGTTGCCGTACCCCTTGGGTAATACCACCAAATTTCACCAAAACGTGGGACTTTTTGCGCCCACACTTTTTGACGCTGGGCATAATTTAAATTGTCAAAAAAATAGTTTTGATTAAAACTGTTTGGTATTTCTTTTACCGTACCGCCATACATTAGGAATCGGTCAATACCAATCCAATAAAAAATACCGTCATATTCAATGACGCATTGGCTAGACAAAATAGAAGTTTGGCTAGATATGATGTCATACCGCCAATAGAAAGTTGATGACGTTGTGCCAACAGTAACCGTGGTGGGCACATAACTTACGCGTATCAATGAATCAAGTGACCAAAACAAACCTGATGGCGCATTGGCACCACCACGAACTGGCAAACCTTTTACAACTTTGGTAGATGATGCATATGTTTTGTTTGCTGTAGCACTATTCCAGTCTTGCACATTAAGGGCGGCGCTGTTTTGAATCAGCCCATAGTTTCCATAAACAAACAAATATGGGTGTAATACAACGCAACCACCAGAAACTTGGATGTCACTGTCAAAAGTTAATGTTTTGCTTCCGCCATTAGTTGCCGCATTTGACAAAGTAACTGATGTACCAGAAACAGCAGTAACAGTTGTTGGATTTGTCAAAATGGCGGTGCCAGTCACTATTTGTCCAATAGCAACCCAACCATTTGAAGCGCCACCAGTTGGAAGAGTTACGGCAGTTCCACTAGCAATACTGCAACCTGTAATGGTAAAAATACCAACTTCTGACATGGTTGAGCCAGCGGTGTTGCCCTGTAAAACGTGCGTGTTAACTTGAGAGTCAATGGCGGTGAGGTTCTGCCCCGGGTGTGCAATCAACAACTCATTTCCCGTACCGTTGGCTTCAAAAATTGAATCCATCTGCCACATGTTGTTAGCATTAGATGAAAACGCTGTATTACTGCCATTTTGAGTAATTGTTAAATCAGTGATGCCTGTACCTACACCATACTGATTAACCACCAAAGACTGCAAGCCTGCTTGGTAACCGCTGTAAATTGTTGTATAGCCGTTCTTTGGAGAAATATACATTCCACGGCAGGGTCCTGCCAATTGGTCTGTAATCTGGATATATCCAGCCATCTTTCTTGGACGCCCGCGCTGGAACCGCACCCACCTGCCGTCGGTGTAGAAGTTCATGTCGAACACGGTGCCGTCGCGCTGGATGCCCGGCTTCGTGTCGAGAGCAAACGTCTTCTGGGTTGTCACGTCCAACTACCCCCAGATACTCCGCCTGAGAATGTTCCTGTGCCAACAATTGATAAACCTGTGGCGCTTAAAGTAGACCTCAAAACGCCCAAAATTGCTTGGTTCCATTGACCCGCACCTGCGCGATATACACCCGTATTTGTTTCTGATGCAAAGTACAAAGAGGGGTTGGTAACAGAACCATCTAACAGCGACGCCAATGAGCCAGCCACCGTTGCCGTGTTTGCGTTATAAAAGTTTGTTCCATCGCAAATAACCGTCACTTGGTTGTTGGCTGGAATTGTTACGGTTGCTCCGCTACCAGTTGTAATTGACAAAGTGTATGCACCAGCAGTTGTTTGATTGCTGATTACATACAAGTTAACTACAGGTGGGTATGTAATGGTTACGTTACTGGACAATGTGCCAGTAATTGTTTGAATTGTGTTGGCCGCTTGGGTGGCCGTTAATGTGTAAGCACCGCCTGTAACTGGGTAAGTCAGGGCGGTGTAGGCAAAGGTTGAACTAGTGCCATAGCCAACGGTTACAAAAGCGGTGCCAGTGGAAATAATCATGCAAGAGTTGCCGGGGGCAAAACTCTTTGTCGTCTGTCCATCAATTAATTCGCTACTTGTTGTGTTCAGCGTTAACGTTCCAGTACCATTGTTTTTAAGCAATGTGAACCAGTTATTGGCATAAGTTGCGGCTGTTTGCAAAGTAACAGTGGTTGCGCCACCAGTCCAAATTAGGGTCTGCGCACGATCAGACGTTGCAACTGAATATGACGCTGTAATGCTTGATGTCGGATGGCTTTGGTTTAGCGTGATACCACTTGCCAGCAATCCATAGCCTGCCAACGTAGCGGCGTTAGCAGATGAGGTGCCAGCACCAAAAGTAAACGTTCCCCAAGTGCCGCCAGTTGTGGAGTTATTGCTAATAAAACAATAAACAGCAATACCAGCCGCTATGGTAGTAATCGTGCCGCCACTTGCATCCAAAATCGTTAAGGTCACAGAACCTTGGTTGCGGATCAAAGCATCCTGCCCCACTGATACCTGATTTGCAGGGGGCATAGTTACCGTGTAAGCGCTGTTTGACAACGTTACATCTATGATCCTTGCCGCTATATTGCTAGTGCTTGTTGTGCCATTTACTGGCCAAACAAGGCTAATACTTGACGTTAGGGTATACGCTATGTAACTTACGTCGGTTGGCTGGACTACGTCGCCAGCAAACGGGTTGGTATAGGTTGGCATTAGGAATCCAGTGCAACTGCTTGACGATCAGCAAGACGCGCTTGATCTTCAGATTTGAGATAGGCCACAATTGCTTCGTACTGAGATTTCCACATAGGTATGCGGTCATCGTTTTTAACCCATGCCATGGCTTGTAGCAGGGTTCCATACAAAAGCGCTTGTGGAGCGTTTTGGGTCCACCAGTTAGTCTGGTTGGTACTGTCTAAAGGCTGAATGCGCTCATAGTACAAAATGTCAAACGTATACGCCGCATTTGGAGTTGGGGCTAATAACCAGTGGTTGTAGTCGTAATCGGCGTAATACTTTGGGACATCTGTTTGAGTGTTGTCTGGCCAATAGTTACGCAAGAATTCATACTTGCGAAGCAAAACAGGCTGACGCACGCCAGCCACAGTAATGTTCATAGATACGGTTTTGCGCCAGCGGGCTGGTTTAGTCAGCGTTGAATCGTTAGCCACCATGGTGCTAGTTTGGGTATTGAGGTTTCCAAGAAACTTCAATTCAGCCGCTAAAACTTGTTCGGCCAACATAATAAAACTAGGAATTTGGTTAACAGTGACGGTGTCAGTACGTTCCAAATAGTTGGCAACATCTGTACACAAATTGTCAAAAGTCATTGCTACAGCGGTTGCCATTTTTAACCCTTTCCAGTTATGTCAATTGTATTGCCTAGGGGGTAGTTAGGCAACTTCTGCGTGGTATTCAGCCTCTGTCAAAAGACCAGCCTTGTACACGCCTTCTGGTTTAAAAATGGTCAAAACTTGTTGACGCATCTCAGGCGCAAAGGAAATGTGCATCCAACGTCCATACTCGTGAATCATCTGGTCAAACTTAATACCAGCCTTCAAAACAAGCTGACATAGTTCGTGAGGAGTATGAGTAGAAGAAGAACAGTCAATAGCCCAACCATCCATGTGGGAGGATACTTTACTGCCACCAACAGCAACGTTGACATCAGGCAAGCGTAGCCAAGAATTAACACGAAGAGCGCCTGTGACATTGCGAACCTCCTCCAAATGCCCTGCCGCCGCTTTCATGTTTGCCAGTTGGCGTTCATCGGGCTGGTTGTTGATCCCCATGCGTATAGCAGTCTCGCTATACGTGGCTTCTTCTAGGGTGAAGTGTTCGGAGAGGTTCATTTCTTTTTCATCTCAGCAAGTTTTTCGACCGTGCGACCGCCAAAGTATGCCCCCATTATCAGCATTCCCCACTGTCCTAGCAAGGTGACATAGGCTTCGTTAGCGTTTAAACCGAACGCCGACATCATGGCAAAGAGAAAATAACCTATAAAAATAGCCACAAGGCTCATCGGGCGAATGTTCTTAGACAACCAAGAGTCGCTAGACATGTCTGCGTTCCAACGGGTAGATACATTGTTATCTTCGTTTTTCATGGCGTCTGCCGCTAACTTAGCAAACTCTAATTCCATTTCAGCAATCTTTTGAGCCGCCTGCGGGTCACCAGCAATCGCTTTTGCAACGGATTCGACAGTATCGGAAACACCAAATTTAGAAGCCAAAGCGGACACCGCCATGCCACCCAGAGGGCCAGCAACAGCAGTTGCCAGCGTGGGTGCGATACCTTTGAGTAGGCCAAATAGTTCATTCATTTACTTTCCTTTAGTTCGCGTTTAAGTTTACGAAGCTCTTTCATCTCTTGTTTGAGTTGCGCTCGCATGTATAGGGTTTCCACGTACGCCATTGAAGTTACTCCTACGACAATACATATTGCGACCCCTATCAGTATCCAGTAGACCAGCTTCGTAGTTGCCACATTAACCACCCAAAAAACATAGAGATAAACATCACGGCAACCACTCCACTTATTATTTCAATCAACTGAATTTCTTGCTGTTCTCTTTCCCATCTTGCAAGCCTAGACCTACGCATCATTTCTGATCTAGCCCATGCTTGTTCTTGTTCAATCTTGGCATGCATTTTCAAAAATCTTGAATAAAGGTCTTTGAGAATGGGTGGCGCATACACCATTGCCTCACGCACATCAATTGCCAATTGCTCCATTTGCAACTCAATTAATACGCGCTCCATCGCTTTTTTAGAGTTGTTTTGCGTTGGGTCAAACTTGTTTTTGCTGTCCTCTTCTAGTGTTTGGTAATAAAGTTCAATCTGTTGTTGTGCATCGAAAAATACTCCCAGTCGGTCACCAATGTCAACGATGAGTTTGGATTCCAATTCACCATACGATTTCTGGTTGGCGGCATTTTTCTTTTGCGCCACAGACTCTGTGGGCTTGCTGGGGGTGGATTCGTTGGATTGAAATAAACCTTTGAACCATCCCCACAAACCGCTGACTTCTTTAACGATTGCCTTGGCGTCGCCAATGCCTTGTTCAATCGCTTTCTTAGTGCTTTCAATCTCCATCCGCCCCTGATGAAGCATTGCTGTTCCTTTTTTAATAAAAGCAACAGCGGCTTGGGCGGCAAGGAACATTGATATAGGGTCAATGTCAGACTCCTAAAAACTTCTTAATGAACTCGGCCGCCACCCCCGGGCCAAAGAGCACGGCAACAATCAACGCGTACAAGATGTACTCAATGCGTTGCATGCGCTCTTTGCCACTGTCCAATCTTTCTTGGATCATCCGATACCTCTCTGCGCAAATGGCTTCATGCACCGCAAATTCCTTTTCGATGTCTGACATCACACTGGCTCGGCATCAATCTTTGGCACGTCAGACATGGCCGCGTTTTGTGCGGCTTGCTGTTTCATTCCATGTGCCTTTGCTTCGTTTTGCAACTTTTCAATCAATGTATAAACTTCTTGGTATGGGCGGGTGCCCAAATAACCCAAAATTTCATTCATTACTTCAAGTGCCACTTCCATTTTTTCCATAGTTTTCTCCTTTTAGTTAACTGCCCAATAATAATAAGTTACCCCGTTTACATTGATAGGACTTGTGCTTGTCAAAGTTACTCCAGATGAATTAGCGGTTCCACTAGTATAGGGAGTTGTATCAGTTGGAGTTGTTAATGGGGTAACGTTGTTGTTTTTTTCGCCGCAATATGTAGTACCGCCAGAAAATGCGTACATACGTATTAATTGACTATTGCTTCCCGCAACCCATAAAAATCTTGCGGCACTGGCTAAATTTAGATTTACATTTTGATTGGCGCCAGTTCCAGCATAAGTACCTGAGACGCAAATATTATCAATTGTTCTCACTACAAATCCGCGATATTCTGTGCCACTAGTGTTATTACCATAAAAAGCATAAACTCTTAAAACCCCATTTGATGGGTCCAACCAAACGCCACCGGGGGTTTGTAACGTTCCCCCTTGATTAAAATATTGCGCTAATCCACTCGACCCTAAACTTGGATGATAAAACCTTTCAAAATCTGGAGAACCAACTGAATTCCTGTAATACACAAAGGCTGGAAGCGTGTTATTAGTTGGGGCATATATATTCCAACTAGTCGCAACATTACCGTTGGTCCCGTCACCACGATAAACAAATGGCATTATGCAATCTACTGCATATCTAAACAAAAAACCATATTCACTTGAACCTCCATTATTTGTGTAAAAAGTGCTGTAAACCCCTTTAGAAGCAAGTGTAGCCGCGCCTAGATTTCCATTTGATCTAGCATTATTTGGCAAAACATAGCTTTGATCCCCATATACACTGCCAAGACCATCATGTCGATCTGTACTTCCATTAAAATTTGATCCTACTCTTAATGCGATTGACGCAACGAAATTTGTCACATCTGGGTATAACGGTTGATCTCTAAATGCACCCACTGCATTAAGAAATGAAAATATTTTTGTCCCAGTTGACGATGGTTTATGGATTCTATCTGAAACAACTGCGCTTAATTGCGCAGAGCCAGTTTGATTAAAAGCCGTCGGAGATAATCTTGATCCTGTGTCTGTGGTGCTTGTACTACCCCAACCCCTTAAAGAATTATATTCAACGCTAAAGTAGGACGCATTACTATAATAAGAATCTCCTTTTGGCATACTATTTACACTTGAGCCAAGATTCTTTCCAAAATTACAGTTATACATAATACCCATTGTTGGATATTGACCAGTTGTAGTTGATGGAAATGTCATCATGGATTGGTGTATAAATGTTTGGAAACCAGTCCAATTTGCGTTTCTTTGAAAACTATACTGACTTCCAGCAGTTACAACTACATTTGAATTAAATACAACCTGTGGATAGGATTGCGGGTAAGCGCCAAAAATTTTACCGCCTGCAAAAAAATATACAGTCATACCGTTTGTATTACCGTTTAATTGCGAAGACGTTCCCAAAGTAATATAAGCCGATTGTGATATTGGATTTTGCGGGCTAGTACCCCCTGCCCCACTTACCCAAGTAGTTTGTGATGCGCCATATGGGTTTGTTCCTGTAGTAGAGTTCATGTCACCACCAAAACAAGCGGTAAGTCCACCGCCAGATATTGGATTTACTTGATTAAGTGAACCACCTGCATTGTTTTTAAAAATCATTAACTGGGGTGTATTATCCAAATTATGATATATGTTTTGCGCACCCCCTGTACCTGTGTAAGACTTAAGATCAAAAAATTGTGGAGTTTTTTTATAAAATACAGCAGTATATTGACTTCCAGAGGTATTAATTACTGATGATGTTCCAATATTAAACCCAGTGGATGTTATAGAAGTTACTGTTTGGGCGTCTGTGGTTTGTACTCCGCTACTTGTAAAGTATTTTCCAACGCCCATGAGAGAATCTACCCAAACCATTTCACTACCGTAAGAAAGCGACGCTTCTCTAATTAGTATTAACCAACCACCCCCAGTAGTTAAATCAACCCCATAAGTTGTTACAAATTGGGCAACACCAGTGCCGTCCCATCTAGTCCAGCCATAGACATCTTCAACACAGGTTGGAGGAATTGTGTAGGGTACAGGATTTATTTTTCTTGATGGCGGGGGTGCCATTGCTACGGCGCACATTAATGGCATTACGCGTACCTCACTAACGCGCCATAAACAACATAGGTTGGCGTTGTTGCTGTTTTAACGATTGTCATGGTATAAAGATCAGTTGAACTTGTATTGCCGTTTGTAGGCGCCACACCGTTAACCCATAATGGCGTTTGCGCTACTCCATCTATTTGAAATACGTTTTGATAATTTCCCGTTGAACCATTTACTACAGAGTACGAAATTGTTATTGAAGTATCAATCGCCATAATTGAACTTAAAGATGTTGAGGAATTTCCTCTTATATTCATTGTCCAATTAACAGTAGTGCTTGTTGTAGTAAATCTCCAAAATGATGCAGTTTTAACATCAATATTTAATGTTCCAGTTATTGCCGTAGTACTTGGGTTTGTTTGCTCTAATACGCCAGTTAAAGTCGCATTAGTTGGAACGCTACCAGCGGCAACAGCGGCCCAAAGCGGGTTAGCACCAGTACCGCCAGTTTGCAAGTAATAGCCAGCAGTGCCTGCTCCCAACGCGGTCCACGCTGTTGCACTGCGATACAGAATCGTTCCTTGACCACTTGAAAAGTTGTTGTCAAGCAATGACGACATGCTTTGGTAAGAAGGCGCAGTAGCGCCAGCATTTACAGCCGCAATGTTGTAAGCAGTGCCAATTGCTAATGTTGTAGTAACGCCTGCACCTGATTGATACAAGATGCTACCAGCCGCGCCACCTGCAACGTTTGTTGCCGTTCCCACTGCCAAACTTGATTGCGCAGACCATTGCGGGGCTGTTCCACCAGAATTAACAGTCATTACTTGGCCAGAGGAGCCAAGAGTCAACTTTGATATTGTTGGCGTTGTGGCTGACGCATACATGATGTCGCCAACAGCAAAAGTGCTTAAACCAGTACCGCCATAACCTGCACCCAAAGTTCCTGCAACGTTAACTACGCCACCAGTTGCAGTATTAGGGGTTAAACCAGTTGTACCAAAATTAATTGACACAACTCCACCAGTTGATGCGGCCCAAGTTGGAACACCTGATGCTAGTGTTAATACATAACCGTTTGTGCCTGCGGTAAGTTTTGATAGCGTATTAGTGGCTGATGCAAAAATTAAATCGCCAGCGGCGTAGGTGCTAAATCCTGTGCCACCAGAAGTAGCGCCTAAAGTTCCAGCCAATGTAATAGCACCACCACTTGAACTGCTTGGAGTTAAACCAGATAATGAAGTTAAGAATGATGTAACACCAAATGAAGAACCAGAAGTCCACTGTGGTGCTGATCCGTTTGAGGTAAGGACGTAACCATTTGAGCCAATACCAAGTTTTGTAAATGTAGTGCCAGAAGCGTAATACAGCATGTCTCCTGCTGTAAAAGATGATTGACCACTACCACCGTTTGCGGCAAGAACTACACCCGTGACGTTAGACGCAGTGCCCGTGGTGTTTTGATTGAATGTTGGCCAAGTAAATGTGCCTGTACTAAAGTTTCCGCTTACTGGTGTACCCAATGCAGGAGTAACCAAAGATGCACTAGTTAATGTTGCGCTTGTAGCCAAAACAAGTCCACCAGTGCCAGTAACGTTCTGACCTAGGGCGGTTGCTACGCCTGTACCAAGTGAAGTTATACCTGTACCGCCATTGGCCGCGCCTAGAGTGCCAGCAACAGTAATAGCACCAGAAGTAGCGGTGCTAGGTGTTAAGCCTGTACTACCAAAACTAAGCGTTGTTACTGGCGCAACTGTAGATGCATCAGCAATAACCGAAACTGCACCAGCGGAAGTGCGGTAGTACAACTTGCCACTAAATGTATTGACGGCAAGTTCACCAGTTTGCAAATTGGCCAAAGATGGCGCATTTCCATTGGTGTTGTTGTAATAAAGAAGTATTGGGGTATACCCTGATTGTGCCATGTTCGTCCTTAATTACTTGTACACATAGCCGTTGTATGGAAGCCCGCCACTGTCCCCGTCAAGCGGCAAATCTGGGCGGGGGAAGCGCAAATTAATGCGCTCTGTCTGCCTTGCTGGCAACCTGTACGGGTCCCTTTGATCTGCGCAACCATCTTGGCAAACACGCAAACCTTCAAAGTTTGGGTCCTTACCAAGAGCCACAAATGGCTTCTTCATCTTGCAACGATCACACACCGCAATCGCTACAGACGCTAAATTAAGGGTTTCTATGAATAGTGGCATGCTTACCTTGTATACACCGCAATGTTTGGCGCAAAATAGATAGGCGATTTGTCGCGCTCTTCTTGCTCCGCCATTGTGAGATATTTCTCAGATTGCGCTTCAAGATATTGAATACGGTCCATTGGTACAGCAGGTAACTCAAGGCTCATGCGGTGAGCCAGCATCATTACTACGGCCTCATACCAGCGCTGTGGCACTTCAAGTTCGTTTGTTAATGCGCCAACGTCTTGGATTTGACGCGAACGCCAAAGCGTAACCTGCACAAATGCACTGCTTGGGGCTGGCCAAATGGTGACCTGTGGTTGTGGAATCGTGCGGTTAAACCACCATTGGTATGGTTGGTTGGCCAAAAATCCTTTGTTTGGCAGGTTTGTGTAGTCATCGCGGTTGAGGCGTGACATTTGGATTTCCCTAGGGTTTACACCAAAATACAGTTCACGCAAAGCCAAAGTGCCACTAGTTGAGCGCATGCGGTAATACTGCACAGTTTGACCAGCGGCAATGTCTTGCCATACCCACAAATTGTCTGTAACTGTTACGCTTGTGCCTGTATAGAGAATGCTCCACGTGGAACCATCTGTGGAATACTCAAAAACGTAACTCCAAACAGTTGATCCGCCGCCTGAAACATAGGGCAAAAAGCCTATGGAATAAACATAATTTGTTTGTCCAGAGCCGTAATCTATAGATATATTACCTAGCGCAGAAGTCTGCTGGCAATATGTACTTGTGTCAGCATCAAATGCATTAGCGGCAGTGCCGCCAGCCGAAGATGCATATGTGCCAGTTGGACGGTCCATTGTCCTGTACAGCGCATTTAGAACGTCAATAGTCCCCACAGGCATGTCATAGACGTAATCGTCAGGCGTTAAACCAATGACGGTCTTTTCAATTGCCCAGTAATTGATGCCAATGTTTGACAGGTTTATCAATAGAAAGAACAGCGATTCTTTTGCTGAAATTACCTGTTCGTCGGTCAATTCTTCGGCTAATTTTCCACAGCGGCGCGCACCATGCTCAATCAGAGTTTGGACATTGATGACTGTAGTGCCAACAGTTCCAGAGTAAGCCATGGATTACCAGCCACTGTTTTTCTTACCTGCTGACGCTGTAGATACGCCGCAAGCCTTGAGGTTAATTTTGCCGCCAGTGGTGTATTTTTTCTTTACGCCACCGCCTTTTTTGAACTGTGGTCCATCACCCATATTGTTGCCGCCAAGGGGACTTCCGCCGCCACCGCCGCCTAAAGCACTAGCGGCCGTACCAATAGCGCCAGAAACTATTCCAGCGCCTTCATTGATTTGATTTATGCCGTCTTGAGCATTACCACCGCCGCCAACTCCACCGCCTAGGCCAGTTCCAGCACCACCCTGTAATGGGGGTGCCATTTGACCGCCGTCACCAGATTGGGCTAGGCCACCTAGTAAACCGCCAAGAGATGCCATTTGTCCTGTAGCCATATCAGTCCTTCTTTACCACCCGGGGCAGTTCCACGCTCTAAGACTTTTGTTAATCCTAGAGTTTGGGTCGTTCGCTGTTTTTGCGGATGTCAATTTCTTTTTCATTCCACTCATCCTTGCACAGAAAGAGTCGCGCCTTGAGCCGCCCTCTGGTTGAGGTGGTTTCAAGTTGTGCCCTTCTTTCTTCGCAGAGGCTCGGCCCTTGGCGTTCAAACCGCCGTTGGGGTTCTTGCCTTCCTTGCGTTGCCATGCTGGTGATTTTGCCATAGTGTGTTGAATTTACTTGGTTTTTGTAATTTTAGCAATCCGTTGCGCCAGCGTAATCGGTATAAGTCTTTAAAACCGCATAAATAGCAGGAATTAAGTCACCCTTGAGGTCTTCCACGCCGATGTAGTGTGCGTTCTCTTTGATGGTCTGAAAATTACCAGTTCTAGCATCTTCACTTGCATGGATAGCCACTTGCACTTGAATCTGGTCTTTTGTACCAAAGAAGTTGGTGATACGGGCGTAAGCC